GGCGGTGACATCAGTTACGGCAGACTAAACAAGATCCCATGGCAAGAGGTACAATGGTATCATGCTATGGCACCAGGCATACTCGTTATACTCACACGTTATGGCGTGCCTGTATCAACTAGCTTCTTAGTACTAAGTGCTTTCGCAAGTACATTTGTATTAGAGAAGATGCTTATGAAAAGTATAATGGGCTATGGCATAGCGGCACTGTTCGCATACGGAGCATGGTATGTTATAAGCAGATGGATGGACGAAACTGCTCCAGTCAAAGAAGAACACAAAGACTATTGGCGAGTAGCACAATGGCTAGCAACAGGAGGCTTGTGGTGGACTTGGTTGTCACATGACATGGCTAACATCGCAGTGTTCCTTCCACGTGAAGTACCACTAGACTTAATGTTCTTAGTCAGTGCAGTATTTGTAATTGGCTTGTTCTTTATGTTTAGGGAACGAGGAGGCAAGATACAATCGATTGTACTAGAGAAACATAACACACGATATGTGCGTAGTGCTACACTAATTGATTTGTTCTACTGGCTATGCTTATACTTCTTCAAAGAGCTGAACGATATACCTATGTCAACTACTTGGGTGTTCGTTGGTATGCTTGCAGGACGTGAACTTGCTATTGCGAGCTTCACAGGCAAGATGAAGTTTAAAAGTGTGTTTCCTTTGGTAGCACGAGACTTTCAGAAGATGATGATAGGACTAGGTGCAAGTGTAGCTATTGTATTAGCAATACACTATGTATTAGTACCAAACGGATTCTAAACTAAATGGGAAGGTTGTGTTCGACGACACAGCCTTTTCTCTTGACATACAGCTCGATGAGTGTATAATTAAAAGTATACAAACACAGGATACACTATGAAGATAGGAATCGCAGGATACGGATATGTTGGACAGGCTCACGAAGCAGCACTGAAAGACTATCACGAGATATTAATTAGAGACCCAGCACTTGGTCACTACGCAGACTTGCAACACGCAGACGCAATTATTATTTGTGTAAGTACACCAGCCAATGATGACGGGTCGTGTGACTATAGTAATGTGTACGATATAGTTAGTAATTCGCCGCCAGTGCCAATACTAATTAAAAGTACAATTAGTTTAGAAGGATGGGATATAATTCGTACAGAATTTATCAAATCTAATCTTACATTTAGTCCAGAGTTCTTACGTGCAGCAACAGCACTAGAAGACTTTGCCAACACAAAACAATTTATGATGGGCGGTGACAACGTAGGCTTCTGGGCGCAGTTGTTTATTGATGCTATGGGAGACATTAGTGTTACCAATGCAAGTGTTGCAGAACTAATCCTAACAAAGTATTTCCGTAATGCATTCCTAGCAACCAAAGTAACGTTCTTTAATCAAATGTATGACTTGTGCAAAGCAGCAGGTATAGATTATGATCCAGTTGCTATCGGAGTAGGAATGGATCCGCGTATCGGAGACAGTCACATAACAGTAACAGAAATGCGAGGCTACGGCGGACACTGTTTTCCTAAAGATATGAATGCACTACTCTACACCGCAGACAATAACGACACTCAACTTGGTTTGATCAATCAATCCATTAACTATAACAATAACATTAGAAAGGACTACGATTGAAAATGAAAATAATAGCAGGTAATGCAAACCCCACCCTTGCACAAGAAATTGCAGACTATTCGTTTGCTCCGCTACTGCCAACTAAAATTAGTACATTTGCCGATGGCGAAATAAGCGTAGAGTTTTTAGATAATATCCGTGGAGAGGATGTGTTTATTATACAAAGTACATCAACTCCTGTTAATGATAGTTTAATGGAACTGTTAATTATGATTGACGCTGCCAAGCGTTCAAGTGCTAAACGCATTACAGCAGTTGTACCGTATTTTGGATATGCTAGACAGGATCGTAAGAGTGCAAGTAGGACGCCTATAACAGCAAAACTAGTTGCTAACTTGCTTACAACATCAGGCGCAGATAGAGTGCTTACAATGGACTTACACGCAGGACAGATTCAAGGCTTCTTTGATATTCCAGTTGATGACTTAACAAGCCGTTTAGTATTTGCTAAAGACATTAAACGTAATGTTATTATTGAAGATGGTACTGTATTTGTAAGTCCTGATGCAGGCGGTGTTGTTCGTGCTAGGAAGTTTGCAGACATGTTCCACGCAGACATTGCTATTGTAGACAAGATGCGTCCTGAAGCAGGGAAGAGTGAAGTTATGAACTTGATCGGCGATGTTAAAGGCAAACACGCTATTCTAGTTGATGACATTATTGACAGTGGCGGCACACTATGCAACGCAGCCAAAGCTATTATGGATGCAGGCGCATTATCAGTTCGTGCATATATTACACACGGTGTATTGTCAGGTGAAGCATGTAATAAAGTTGAGAAGAGTGTACTCACAGAACTAGTAGTTGCAGACACAATAAAGGATCATTGTCCTAAAAACTGCAAAAAGACACGACAGGTAAGTGTCGCGCCTTTGTTTGGTGAAGCTATTCGTCGTATAACTAACGAAGAGTCAGTAAGCAGTTTGTTTGGTTAGTCTTGATCAGCTTCAATGTGCTTGATGTACTCAACCATCGAGTGATCACCAAAGTTATCAATCTTACCTTTCTTGATGCCCATCCACATGCCGCGCAGTCTGTCTTTAAACATCTGCCAGCCTGTAGGCTTACGAACATTGCCGTATGCATTAATGTAATGCTGAGTACCGTGATGTTTAAATCCCATAACAGCAAGAGGAACAGTAGTGACAATGTCGTTATTGTTCTTCCACCTGTGATGTATAACATTTAAACTGTTGCAGTACTCTCTCCAACCCACACGTGGACTACCGTATGTGAACAGTTCGACTGGATCGTTTAGTTCTACGTTATGCTTTGCTCTACTTGCCATAATCGTTGCCATGGCCGCTCCTAAACTATGTCCACAAAACCAAAGTGTTTTGGTAACATTAGTCTTACGATTAATATCTTCTTCAATCATTGGCCAGAGGTCATCTACCTCTGTCTTAAATCCAATGTGTACTCGTCCTACTGTTTCTGCCATTACCGGAAGAGCTTTTAGATCTGCTTTTAGATCATTAAACTCGCTAGGTTGTGTGCCACGACATGCAATTACCAAATCGTCTTTGTTCATGAAGCGGTATGCTTGTGCTCCATCTTTCTCGTAAAACTCTGTTGTAGTGAATCCTAGTTTCTTTGCTTGACTCTTTGCTTCTTTGATGTTATTATATGCTATACTAGATAACTTAGCAAAAAGTAAGGATCGTTGTTTGAAACTCATGTTTGAAATAGTCATTATACCCTCCTTCATCTATTACACTCATATTTATAACAACGCTAAATACAATACGGAGTAGATCAATGAAAAAACGTACAAGAAGCATATTAGAAGAACTTAACAGCCTAGGTGCCACTTATAGTAGTGACAAACAAATTGAGACATCTGCTAGCAATATTATTGAAAGTAGCATTAATCTTCTTAATAGGATTGCTGCTAACTACGATGATGTAACAGCAAGTGAGCTTGAACGTAGATTTATTAACTCAATTAAATCAGGAGATCCGCGTAAGTTCAAGCGTGGAATCGCTAAAGTTATAGAGAGCAAAAATAATGACAAGTAATTTATTCGAAGGCGGAAACGTATTTAAAAAAGTCGATGGCGGTGAAGTAACACCACTAACACAGCGCATTGCTACAGTTGATGTGCAGCCAACAATAGATTGGATTAATTCTACATTCGGCTTTAAGTTTATTGATGAAGACATGCTTGGCACAACAGGCAAGAAGACAAAAGAAGATGGAACATTTGAAGAGAACTCGTCAGGCGATTTAGATCTCAATGTTGACACAAGAGAATTACCTAAAGAAGAAATAATTGCAAAACTTACTGCATGGTGCCAAAAGCAAGGCATACCTGATTTAGAAATTATGAACAAGGGCAGAACTTTCACACAAGGTTGGGTTGCTAACGCAGGACTTCAAGTACATTTTAAAACTCCAATTAGGGGTGATGTTGCAAACGGCTTTGTTCAAACAGACTTTATGCTCACAGATAATCCTAATCTACAACGTGGAGCCAAGCGTGGCGGAACAGAGAATTACACAGGTGCTGACAGGGCAGTATTGTTATCAAGTTTAGCAAGAGGCCGTGGATATAAATTTAGCCCTACAAAAGGTATTGTTGATCCTAACAACGGAGATAATGTTGTTGCAGACGATTGGGATGAAATTGCAAAAATACTATTAGGACCAAACGCAAGAGAAGCTGACACACATACAGTTGAAAGTATGTTTGCAGTACTCAAAAGCGATCCAAACTACGAAGAGCTTATTGCTCCGTGGAAAGAAACAATGGCAAAAGCCGGCAAAGGAATACCTGAATCAATAGCAGTTGAATCACTAGCTGACAAACAGCTACGTAGAATTAGAGAACTAAGCGGTGCACCATTGAACAGTGTTGTTATGTCATCAGGAGCATTTAACAGATGAGATACAGTGATATTAAACTAGTTGAGACAAATCTAGAAGGTGATGCTGTTTATGCAAAACTAATTAAGCAACAGTTTCCTATGGGTGCAGGCTATCAACTTGATGCAGGAATGACTCATGAGATATGGTATAAAGAATTAAAACTTGCCAATAGATGGTTAGCGGCTGTAGTTAGCGCAGGTGAATTGCAACCTCCAGTAAGCATTGGTAATGATTTTACAATTAGAAATAAAGGCGGCATGGATATTGGTATTCCAGGACAAATGACTGCCAATGGTAAACCTGTTGCTGGAGATCCAAAAGATAAGGCTGAAACAGATAAAATTTTAGCAAAGATTAGAGGCAGAGGTCCTGACGCAAGATCAGCTGTCGGGGAATCTATTCAACTGGACGAAGGCGCTCGTATTGATCACGCAGAAGACATTGTGTTCTGGGAAGGCAGTCGAGGAGCAATTCGTGCATTAGAACGCCTTAAGAGTTTAGAGCAAGGTGGTCACACAGACGTAACAGTTAAGTGGGACGGTTCTCCAGCTATTGTATTTGGTCGCAATGAAGCTGGTGAGTTTATACTCACAGACAAAAGCGGCTTTGTTAAATCAGGCGGAGTTGAACGTGCTACTAGTGGTAAAGATCTTGCAAGTAATTTACTAGGACGCAGCGGAGGCAAGAACGCAGAAGATCCAAAGCGTATTGCGTTTGCTAATAGTATGTCAGTTATCTTTGATCAATATGAAAAAGCAACTCCTAAAGACTTTAGAGGTTATTTGTTAGGTGACTTGTTATATTATACTACACCAGAAGTTATTGATGGTAAATTTACGTTTACTCCTAACATTGTTACATATAAAGTAAATGTTAACAGTGATTTGGGCAAGCGCATGGCACAGTCAACTACAGGTGTTGTAGTTCACCGGTTGTTAGACGAAGCTGGAACACCAGGTCCAGTACCACAAGATTTGCAAATGGAAGGAAATGAAGTATTCATAGTACCTAGCGTAACAGTGTCTAAAGAAGCACAAATTGATGATGAAGACATTAATCAACTCAAAGCAATTGTAGCAAAGAATGCAGCAAGCATTGACCAATTACTAGATAACGCAGCTCTTGTAGCATTAAAGATATCTGACTTTGCAAAAGTATTGTATACATATACTAACAGTAAAGTCGACACAGGCTTAGACAACTTAGGAGCAGACTTCTTTGATTGGATGGCAGGTTCTAAATTATCAGCAAACAAACAAAAGAACATTGCAACTCATATTCAAAACAATCAAGCAGGATTTGATGCAATGTGGCAAGTGGTGTCAGGTATTATGCAAATTAAAGATAAAGTTATTAATCAATTTGATTCGCACGATGCAGATGTTACAGCAGAGATAGGTGACCACGGCCCGGCAGCAAAAGATACACATGCTAAAGGTGGTGAAGGATATGTTTTAGCGCACCCAGAAGGTGATGTTAAACTTGTGCCAAGACAAACATTTACTAGAGCAAATAGATCAGTAGTACGATAAGGAATTAAAATTATGAAAATGAATGATGTAATAAATGAAGTAGCAGATAACTTTGGTCTTTCACCAGAACAGCGTAAACTAGCTAACCTAGGTAGAGTGCTAATGACAGCAGCTACAACAACCAAAGACGATGAGTTATCAAACGTTATGGCTAAAGTTGGCGACCAACTAACAAACTACGGCGCACTATTTGGTCCTAAGAATGCAAAAGAACTAGTTGCAAAGTCGGGTGTTAGCATAGAAGTTATTAAGAAACTATTAGCATATGCTGATAAGATTCATACATCACAGAGCGCACTTAAAGCTGATCATGCTGATAGTGGGTTAGATGATACTGACAACGATGACAATGATTTTAATGTGCCAGATGATGCAGATGATGCAATGGCAGCAGATCAAGCAGCGAGAGCTAAAAGAGACTAATATGGACTTTATTCGTGCAATTCAAAACGAAGGCGATATAGTTACGGACGAAGAAGCTAGTAAGTTTCTAGAAGAACTAGAAGCAGCTGACCCTCCAAGATATACAGCAGCGGAGTGGGCAGCAATAGAAGGCGGCCATAGTGTAGAAGATCTAGACGAAAACAATGCTATGAACCGTGTTACTAAACGAGTTGACGGACGAAACATAATGTACTACAGATTAATTATAGGTGCATCAAACTTAATGCGAGCTAGATTGTTCCTAAAACTTGCTAGAGAAGGTAAGAATATTCCAGCACCTTATGTACAAGGAATGCAGCCCGCAATTGAAATGCTTGACGATATAGTAACAGCAGGCCCTGGATTTGTACAATTACTTAAAGTGTTGCACAAAAGAGCCCAGAATCAGCAATAAAGATTTGTTTTTTAGCAGCAGATGCTAAATACATATACAAGAACTTCACAGAGAGTGAAGGTCCATTTAGATAACAGGAGAATATAAAATGGCAGCAGTAACAAGAGTAAACGGATTAGGACATGCACACGCAACGATCTATTCAACAGCAAACATCGGCTTCGCAGTAGTAGCAGCCGGAGCATCAGTAGCAGCTAAGGGTGGAATTGGTTCCACTATTGAAGCTATTGCACAGCAACTACAGCCAATCGCTATCAACAGTGAAGGCACAGCTGGACTGATCAACATTTGCTATGACGCATCACAAACTAACGCAGCAGCAATGCAAGTACGTCTACAAGAGCTAGGCACAGTTGATTCAATCGACTTGTCAGGAGCAACAGTAACAGAAGGCGGACAGTTCATCGTAGCAGCTTAATAGCTAATACAATAACTAATTTAAAGGCTCACTTTTACAGTGGGCCTTTTTTTATGACTGTAAATACAGTATGAGATTTATATTAACAACAGTTGTAGATATTACACAAACAAATGCTCGCCGTGGCGATGATAAGCATTTACATAATCAACAAGCAAACTATCATACAATGATACAAACTATTGGCCTACGTGTTAATATAGAACCGCTTAGTTGTCAATCCGAAGTAGCAGATGTTAAAGGTCTAGGATTCGGTGATACATTCAAAGGCAAGCAACGCTATTGGGAGTTTACTTTTGATGTCGAAGCAGAGGATGCATTGACATTAGATATGCTAGTAACCGACTTTGACCTTGTTCCTGTCATAACAAACCTAGACGAAACTACAACACTTGGTACTAAAGTATTCCGCACCAATCACCCAAATGATACCAATATAGTATTTAAAATGCTCGGAGAATGATAAATACATTGTAGGCAGATAGTCTACCAGGCATTTATTTCATACTTACACCAAGGCAACACACAATGTACTTAACGGAGAGAATAAATGTCGACAACCGACTTAGAAAGACAAAACTTAGAAGCACATGTTGACTTATGTGCAATACGCTATGAAGCGTTAGAAGGTCGACTCGGCAAAGTCGAAACAAAGATTGACGATATCCACAACGATATGATCGAAGGACAGAAATCAATTACTAAAGTGCTTATAGGCACCGCTGGCACAGTCGTAGCTAGCTTACTATCAATCGTTATCGTAATATTACTTAACTGATACACTCTCGATAAATAACTATATGTTATTAAGAGAGTTTTTTACTGATCCACAACTAGATGAAAAGCAAGTATGGGCTCGCAAGGGCACAAAACTTGTACGCAAGTACAGATGTACAGGCGGCCTTCGTCATGGGCGTGTTGTATCAGAACCTACACAGTGTTTTGCACCAATAAATATTAAACAAAGAGCGTTAATGAAACGCACAAGAGCTAGGCTCGGCGGCAAGATGGCTCGCAAGGCAAAGAAGACCAAGCGTACCAATCCAGCTAGTATTCGATTAAACAAAGGAAAGTTGAATCGATGAGAGTAGCTGAAATATTCCAAGAAGGAACAACCAGAGCATATGCAAAGTCTGGTGCATCACAAAGTTTAAAGTTTAGATGTACAGGCGGACCACGTAAAGGGCAAGTTCGCGCAAGTCCAGCAGCATGTAATGCTCCTATTAACATTAAAAAAAGTAAGTCAATGTCTCAAACAAAAGCACGTAGAGGCGGAATGATGACTCGTAAAGCAGGCCTTACTAAAGCACATAACCCAATTGCTAAACGTGTACAGGGAATGAACAAGCCCAAAGCTAGAGGAAGAAAAAGAGTATGAAAATTTTTGAATTAGATCAAGCAGCAATAGCACCTCCAGCAATGCCAGGGCAACCACAAGCACCACAGGCGACTAGCGCAGCAGGTCCATCAAGTGCAGCACCAACAGGAGGAGCAGCAACACCTGCTCCAGCAGATCCACAAGCAATGGCAAAGGCTGAACAAGAACGAAAGAAACAAGTACAAGTACAACGTAAGCAAGTACAAGATCAAATTAGAGCTATTGATGCTCAAAAGGCACAACTGCAAAAGCAGTTACAGTCTATCAAATGAAGATGAACGAATTAATAAAAGATTTTAGAATCTTTATGACCAATGAGGAAAAAGTTGAGCTCGACAATCTAAATGCTCCTACTCCTTATGCTAGTCTTACTGAAAGACAACAAGTCATAATGACCAACCTAATACGAAAAAGTCTGGTAAGTAAAATACGAGAGAACAACGTTATCATGGTTGCGAGAAATGACAAACACAGCACTACTTAAAGATCTACAAGACCTAATAGAAGTTAATCTAGACCCTAGTATGTTTCCCTATCAAAAAGGCAACAGTATTCGGATTGGCAAAATGGTAGTTAGGGAAAGTAAAAAAGGATTTATGATTTTTGATTGTAAAGATCAAAAACAAATAGCAATTCTGTTTAGTAAGACAGCAGCACTTGCTCTTGCGAAAAGTTTATCAAGTGGCAAAGATAATACTAAAAAAGTAATGGAGTTAGATAATACTATACAAAAGAACTACATGGATGCACTCTTTTTTAACAGCACATACAAAACAACAACAGATCCTGCTAAAAAAGATATATCCTTAAACAGATTAGAAATAGCAAAGATGCGCACAAACCGTGCTAAAGACGTCCTGGATTCTATCATATTCAGATAAAACGTATAAATAACTATAATAACATATTGTACTTGAGGAAGAGCAAAAAATGAACATTAGAGACATGAATAAACCAGCTACATCTAAACAGCTGAATGAAACAATGGCAAAAAAGTTTGGAACAAAGATTGACGTAGCATCGTTTACATTAGAACAGCTACAAGACGCTAGGAATAAGATTAGGTCAAAAGTATTTGACATTGAGACTAATGAAAGTTTTGGTGGTTTATCACATAATAAAACTTACAGTAAGAACAAACTCTTCCTAGACGTTCTAAATACTGCAATAGGTGAACGTGCTGATATACAAGATGCTCCACTTGAAGAAGCACAATCAGCAGCACAGAAGGCAGCGTTCCAAAAAATGCTAGATAAGAAGTCAGGCAAGGATCAAAAGACTAAGCCAGAAGACAAGGCAACTAAAGCTGATTCAAAGCCAAAACCAACAGACGGTAAGATGCCAATGGATGACAATGGCACACCAGGTGACAAGTCAGACGATAAGCCAGCTTTCCTTAAAAAGAAAAATGAATCAAAGCACATAGACGAAGGAAAAGATATCATTAATAATTACTATGCTTCCTTATTAAAAGAAGGTGAAGAAGATAAAGCAGAACTAGTAATGGCATCCAAGGACATGGTTGATCGTTTAACTGGTTGGATGGAAGACACAGCAGAAATGCAAACTGAATCCATGCTAGAACTAGCTGATGCAATCCGTGACGAAATGGGCGCACAACAAAGTGAAGCATTTACAATGGCAGTTAAGCCGGCACTAGAGCAACTATACGCATCAATGGAAACAACACGTATTGCATTGACAACAGGCGTTGGCATGCTAACAGGTGAAGGCGAAGCACCACCAATGGATATGGGCGCAGAAGCACCTGTTGATGACGTAGCTATGGAACCAACAGATGACATGGATATGGAAGCAGACCTAGAAGTTGGAGACGAGTTTGGTGCAGCAGCACCAGCAGCTGGTGGTGATGACGAAGCAGGCAGAGCAAAGCGTGAGTCACGTATGCAAAAAAAGAAAATGATCGAAACTTCACGTAGACTAGGATCAATTTTAAGTAAGCCTGGAAAGTAAAATAAATGAAAGTATTTGAACTGTGTGAAGAAGCATCAGTAGATGTTTCATCCACATTAGTACAAGTTTTAAGAACAGTAATAGGAAGCGCCGATCAACAAGGCGTTTCTTTATTTCTGCACTTTGATAAGCCGACTGCTAATGATATTAGAACAGACTCAAAGAACATTGATTTAAATAAACTTATGCAAAACGTAGGTGCAGAAGCATTCGACTACGGTACGTTTAAAGCAGCATATGATACAGATCCAAGAGTAAAAGCCATGGTACAAAACTTTAATGAAAAAGGCATTGTACCAAAAACTAAACAGCAGGCAACTGAAACACCGCAAGGTGATACTACAGGCAACAACACAGTTGCTGGTATGGCTAAGTCAGCAACTGACGTCGGCGCCAAACTTTAAAAAACACTTGACATCTAGTTAAAACTCTGTTACAATAGTAACAAATACGGAGCAATACCTATATGACAAGTTTAATTAAACCCAAGTACGACTATCAACCAATATCACGTAAGCAAATAGACGGCAAGCGCAAGTACATGACTCCTGAAGGTCATGCTGTTGCCAGTGTCACAACTATTCTTGATGCAACTAGTGACAAGACAGGACTTATGCAATGGCGTAAGCGTGTAGGTGAAAAGAAAGCACAAGAAGTTGTTACTGAAGCCGCAGGTGTTGGCACACGTATGCACAAGTATCTTGAAGACTATGTTGACTTTGGTGAACTTCCTACACCTGGAAGCAATCCGTTTGCTAAGAAAGCACACAAGATGGCACAGGAAGTAGTTAAGCATGCCATGTGTGATGTAGATGAAATTTGGGGTAGCGAAGTTGCTCTTTATGTTCCGCAAATGTATGCAGGCACAACTGACCTAGTTGGACAGTACAAAGGACAGCCTTGTATAATGGACTTTAAACAGACCAACAAGCCTAAGAAGCTAGAGTATGTACAAAACTACTTCTTACAGCTAGTAGCGTATGCAGAAGCACACAATGCAATCCACAATACTAACATACGTGAAGGACATATCTTTATGTGTAGTCGCGGAGATGATGGCATGGAACTTGGCGGAGAAACATATCAACAGTTTGATGTATGGCCAGATGAATATGATGAGTGGCGAACCGAATGGTACAACAGAGTTTATACCTATTATGAACTACACGCATGAATCAACTAAGATGACTAAGATCGGCATCACTGGCACTCGCGATGGTATGAATGAAACTCAGTTTGAGTTAATACATGAGTATCTAGATCGTGATGAAAAGTTTGAAATACACCACGGAGATTGCAATGGCGTCGATGCCGAAGTAGCATGTCTTGCAAAAGAGTTAGGTCATTATATAGTATCCCATCCACCTACTAGTTCATCATTAAGAGCATATACTGTCTATGATGAAATTCGTGAACCATTAGGTTATCTTGAACGAAATAGAAAAATAGTAGAATCTACTGATTTTCTTATTGTTGTTCCAAATGTAAACGAATGGCAACCACGCGGTGGCACTTGGTATACACATGATTATGCAGTAAAGAAAAATAAAATAGTTGATGTGTTGTATCGGTCTGGTAGACAACCCGTGAGCGTTGACAGTATATAGTCTACACGGATAAATACTAATAATATTTCAGGAGAAGCGAATCATGGCCGTAGTTCAAATATCACGTATACAAATCAGGCGAGGACAAAAGAATTTAGGAAGTGGGTTACCACAACTAGCGTCTGGTGAATTTGGGTGGGCAGTTGATACACAAGAATTATATATCGGTAATGGAAGCGTAGCAGAAGGCTCTCCGGCAGTTGGTAATACTAAGTTGCTAACGCAATACGATAATATTTTTGCACTAGCTGACACATATACATACAGACAGGCAGATGCTTTCCTACTAACAGGTGGCACAGTTGATAGCCCAGTACGTAGAAGTTTGCAAGCAAGACTTGACGACAGAATAAGTGTTAGATCGTTTGGACTTACAGGAGTAGTAAGCCAAGTAGCAACTACAAAATTACAAGCAGCAATTGACCAATTATACTTAAATGATGCTATTAAAGGCAGCGAACAAAGTAGAGTAATACTACACCTTGAACCAGGTATATATGTTATTGACAGTACTATACATATTCCTCCATATGCTACACTAGTAGGCGCAGGAGCAGACAAAACTATTATTAGAACTACAACAGCAGTAACGACAATGTTTGATACTGTAAACAGTAGTAGTATTGTTGGAACTCCAGCTGCAAACGCATCAACTACAACACTTAATCAACCTACTAATATTAGACTAGAAGGTATTACTTTAGAAACAACTGTACCTAATAAAGCACTTGTGCTTAATAACTGCAAGGACAGTAAGTTTAAGGACGTAAAATTTAAAGGTCCTTGGGTGAGTGGTGCAGCCGTTGCAACTACTGATGTTGCTGTTGAGATGAATAGTTTAAGCGGCACAGTTGAAACAAAGAACAACATATTTGAAGAATGTAACTATGTTGGATTTTCATATGCAGTAATAAGTGACTGGGATATACATAATAATATATGGAAGTTTTGTAACTTCAATACACTATCCTGGGGACTTACTTTTGGCACCGGCCTAGTAACATTAGACTCGGCTGACAATTCTGGTAAAGAATCTGGACCATACAACAACCGTTGGAATTCATGTAACTTCAACAACATTAATAAAAGCGCAGTAAGTGTTAAGTTTGGTAAAGGTAACGTAAGTAGCGACAACTACTACACTATGGTAGGAACTAATGGCGGCGCCGAATACCTTGCAACCGACTCAGTGATTAAGTATAGTGTTCCTGGCAATACATCTGTAGGCGATTACTTTGCAAGAACAGCAGTATTATCTTATACTCCTGGTTACTGGACTAATTATGCATACCTTCCTGAAATTGAAGGTGCTGTTACTGCGGAGTTTGGCGAAACACATGTACTAAACAGCATCACCCAAGGCGCAGCACAAACACGTTTTAGACTTCCGGGTGAACCTGATATTGCGAGTCAGCAGTTTGATATCGATTATATTTTATCAAGCAGGAACTACTCAGCAACACGTACAGGAACTCTTACATTGAATGTTAACGGACTGTCGAAGTCTATAACACTGTCAGATTCTTTTAACTACACAGGATTAGTTGCTTATGAAGATGTCATTAAGTTTTCAGTATTAGTACAAGATGCCGATAGTGATACAGTTAATGAATCAATTGATGTGCTAGTAGCTAGTGCAATGCCCGGCGATGATCTATCGCAATTAGAATTTAAAATAAGAAATAGAAAAACGATAATAGACGCCACTGGTGAGTAATGTTTGATAAAACTTATGAAGACAGGATGGGTTCCTGGGTTGACTTTAGGCGGACGCTTGAACAATCAAAAGACCCAATTCAAGACGTAATAGACAACTATAACACTGCTCCAACAGTGAGTATTCATACGGACGCATGGGACCAAAAGAGCTGGCCAGACCCTTGGCAGCTTCTACAAGAGAATCAGTACTGTGAGTTCGCTCGCGTATTAGGCATGTGTTATTCCTTACAGTTAACCGATCGTTTTAATGGTTCTGCCTTTTCAATAACTATCAGTACAGACAAAGAAAAGTCTGAAAGTTATTACATATTAGTCATTGACAAAACTGCAATAGGGTATTATAATAGTACATATATACCTGTTGACGAGTTGCCAGCGTCACTGATAACCGAAAAAATATACGTGTTGCCAAAGCGGCAATAAATATCAATAATAGAAGACTAGGAGAGATAATGTCAAACGGAACACAAATCGTCAAACGTGACGGTACCAAAGAGCATCTTAATATTGATAAGATACACTTTGTGGTTGAAGAAGCCTGTAAAGATTTAGCAGGAGTTAGTAGCAGCCAAATTGAAATGAATGCAAATCTACAATTTTATGACGGAATGACAACACAAGAAATACAAGAAATTCTAATTAGAAGTGCTAACGATCTTATTAGTTTATCAGCTCCAAATTATCAATATGCAGCGGCACGCCTATTAAGTTACGGACTATACAAACAAGTATTTGGCGAATACGATGCTATTGCGTTTATTGACATTATCAACGCAAACATCGCCCGCGGGATCTATGATAAAGAAATTCTTGAAAAATACACAGCAGAAGAAATTGCAACACTAGAGAGCTATATCAAACATAAACGTGATGAGAACTTTACCTATGCAGGCTTGCGCCAAGTAGTAGACAAGTATCTTGTACAGGATCGCAGCAACGAAGAGATTTTTGAGACTCCCCAGTTTATGTATATGATGATTGCAGCAACATTGTTTGCTAATTATCCAGCAGAAACACGTATGCATTATGTAAGGAGATATTACGATGCGACCTCACTTTTTAAAGTCAATATCCCAACGCCAGTTATGGCAGGCGTCCGCACTCCGGTTCGCCAGTTTGCCTCTTGCGTTCTCGTTGACGCTGATGACACCCTCGATAGCATCTTCGCTTCAGACATGGCCATTGGTCGCTATACTGCTCAGAGAGCAGGAATTGGAATCAACGCAGGAAGAATACGTGGAGTAAACTCACGTATTAGAGGCGGCGAAGTAGCCCACACTGGTCTTGTTCCGTTTCTAAAGAAGTTTGAAAGCACAGTACGTTGTTGTACACAAAACGGTGTTCGTGGCGGAAGTGCTACTACACACTTTCCTTTTTGGCATCAAGAAATTCAAGACATCCTTGTACTAAAGAACAACAAAGGTACTGAGGACAATCGTGTACGTAAGCTAGACTATTCAATTCAGCTTAATAAAACTATGTACGAACGATTGTTATCTGGCGGTGATATAACTTTGTTCTCGCCACACGATGTACCTGGATTGTATGAAGCATACTTTGGTGACCCTGCGGTATTCCAAGAACTATACGAAAAGTACGAACGTGCTACTAGTATTAAGAAAACTAAAGTACCAGCAATGGAATTGTTTAGTGCGTTAATTAAAGAACGTGCTGAAACAGGGCGTATCTACATCATGAATGTTGATCACTGTAACACGCACAGTTCATTTAAAGATGCAATTTACATGAGTAACTTGTGTCAAGAGATTACATTGCCAACTAAGCCACTTAATCACATCGACGACGAAGAAGGCGAAATTGCATTATGTATTCTAAGTGCTATTAATGTAGGCATCATTAGAGACTTAGCTGACTTAGAAGAACTATGTGAACTAGCGGTACGTGCGCTAGAAGAAATTATTGACTATCAAAACTATCCTATAGCGGCAGCAGAGAAGTCAACTAAAGCAAGACGTAGTTTAGGAATAGGCTATGTTGGCCTAGCACATTACCTTGCTAAGAATAAAGTAGGTTATGCAGATCAAGAAGCCTGGACCTTAGTACACAATTTAACAGAAGCATTCCAGTACTACTTACTTAAAGCAAGTAACAAACTTGCACAAGAGCGTGGCCCCTGTGAATACTTCCACCGCACTAAATACAGTGATGGCATCCTCCCTATAGATACTTATAAAGCGGAAGTTGATACCATTGTGGAGAATAAGTTAAATTATGATTGGGATAGTCTACGGGCATCTATCAAAGAACACGGCCTCAGGCACAGCACTTTGTCCGCACAAATGCCTTCAGAGAGTTCATCCGTTGTGTCGAACGCAACAAATGGAATCGAACCACCTAGAGGATACTTGTCCGTTAAAAAGTCCAAAAAAGGGCCTCTTAAGCAGATTGTTCCACAGTATCAAACACTAAAGAACCACTACACATTATTGTGGGAGATGCCTAACAACACAGGATATATCAATATCGTTGCTGTTATGCAAAAGTTCTTTGATCAAGGTATTAGTGGCAACTGGTCATACAATCCAACTCACTATCCAGACAATGAAGTACCAATGAGTCAGATGATGCAGGACTTGCTAACAACTTATAAGCTAGGTTGGAAGACAAGTTACTATCAGAACACATACGATTATAAAACAGATCCAAGTGAACTAGAAGATGATTTACCGTTAGACGAACTTGCTCCTAGCACGTACGATATGGACGACGGTGAAGAATGTGATGCATGTGCAATCTAAGGTTGACAACAAAATAGAAGTATAGTACACTGGTATTATACAAATGGTATTAAGGAAAGAGATACATGGCCAAGACAATATTTAACCAAGAAAAGGTTGACTTTACAAAACAAAATATGTTCTTCGGAGCAGACATGAACACACAGCGTTATGATACGTTTCGGTTTCCTGTGTTTGATAAACTTAACCAGACAATGCTTGGTTACTTTTGGCGACCTGAGGAAGTAAGTCTACAAAAAGATCGTGCAGACTTTGCTAACTTCCGTCCAGAGCAGAAGCATATTTTTACAAGTAATTTAAAATACCAAACACTACTTGACAGTGTCCAAGGACGTGGTCCGTGTCTAGCATTTTTGCCGCACGTTTCACTTCCTGAACTAGAAGGCTGTATTGTTACTTGGGACTTCTTTGAAACAATACACTCACGTAGCTACACACATATTATGAAGAACGTGTACGCTGACCCGTCAGAAGTATTTGATACTATCCTAGATGACAAGAAGATTATTGCTCGTGCAACTAGTGTTACTAAGCATTATGATGCGTTTACTGAAGCAGCAGATGCATACAATCACAGAGGCGAAGGTAGTTTGCGTGAAGTTAAGCGTAAGTTATACATGGCAATGATGACAGTTAATATCTTAGAAGGCTTGCGTTTCTATGTAAGTTTTGCTTGTACGTTTGGCTTTGGCGAACTAAAGCTAATGGAAGGCTCAGCTAAGATTATTAGTCTTATTGCTCGCGACGAAGCACAGCACCTAGCACTAAGCACACATGTATTAAAACTTTGGGCTCAAGGCAAAGACGATCCAGAGATGGCATCTATTGCTAAAGAGTGTCAAGACGATGTGTATGAAGCTTGGCGTGATTGTGTTCTAGAAGAAAAAGACTGGGCAGAGTATTTGTTCAAAGACGGATCAATGATTGGTCTTAACACTACATTGCTTAATCAATATGTAGAATACATTGCTAACCGTAGATTGAAAGCACTTGGATTAACTGCTATCTTTGATCAACCAGTAAACACTAATCCGCTACCGTGGACACAGCACTGGTTATCAAGTTCAGGTTTGCAAGTAGCACCACAAGAAACAGAAGTAGAGTCTTACATTGTTGGCGGCATTAAACAAGATGTGTCAACAGAAAGTTTAAAAGGCTTTTCATTATGATCGAAATCTGGGGCAAACCAGCGTGTCCATTTTGCGATCAAGCAAAGGCACTCTGCGAGTCTCGACAGTTAGAGTACACCTATAAACAATTAGGTACAGACTTTAATCGAGAAGAAGTACTGGAAAAGTTTCCAGGAGCAAGAACGTTTCCACAGATTAAAGTAAACGATGAAAATATCGGTGGGTACGACAAGCTAGGTGCATACCTAGAAGACACTAACTATAACGGAACAGGATGGTCACTATAAATGTTAATTGAAGCACCTTATAAAGTCGGAGACGTAGTATCTCTAAAACTAAGTTCAGGAGAAGAAATCCTTGGACGCCTTGAGGCAGAAGTTGAAAACAACGTTACACTTAAAAAGCCAATGGTACTTATTGCACAAGAGAAAGGATTAGGACTTGCTCCTTTTATGTTCTCAGTGTCACCAGACGGCAAGTTTGTTATGAAAGCAACGGCAATTAGCTGTATGGCAAAAACTGAAGCAGAGATTGGTAAGCAGTATACATCACAAACTAGTGGAATTGCACTAGTATAATGCCAAGCGTAGTTAGGGCAAATGTAGACAAGCATGTAGGACATGAAAGCCCTACACCTGGTGCGTTTCATCAGACAGCGTATGCTGAGCCAGGCATAACTGTATTTGTAAATGACGAACAAGTGATACGTAAAGGCGATACAACTACGTGCGGTGATCCAGCAGTTGGATCTGCAACTAACGTGTACGCTGAAGATAAGCTAATACATCAAAAAGGCGATGCTACAGGTGGTCACGAAAGTTGGGTTGCTAATAAAGCAGCATCAGGTTCACCAGATGTATTTGTAGGTAACTTATTTTCTTATGCTGTTAACGTTACACCCGAACATGAAGCATACCTTAGAGACGGACAAACGGCACCATCTGCTAACGCAGACTTTATAGAGTACGGCGATGGTGGCATTAGCAACGGCGATGGTGAATTCCTCAGCAACAATACAAGTGCAGTAAATGGAGTTACTGGTCCACAAGATAGTAGTACAGGAAATGCTGATGCGCCAAGCACGTTTGAACGTGTGTCAGATCCTGCACTAAACTTCCTCAGTCATACTGATCCAAGGATAGAAACTAGATTGCGAAACATTTTAATAAGAATCGCAAAGAAGTGGGGCCAAAACCTTACTATTACCAGTGCATATCGTAGTCCTGCCTACAACCGAAAGGTAGGCGGAGCAAAGACTAGTATGCATCAGCGAGGCAAAGCAACTGATATTGTAATGACTGGATATAGTAATTCAGACAGAGCAAAGTTTATCGAGATTGCAATTAACGAAGGTATCGGTGGTGTAGGTGTATATAATACATTTATACATCTTGATACTGGTGGTAAAAGAGCATGGGGTTCAAACGGCAGTCGCCGCAGTTTACCTAACTATCCTTATGCACAAACTGTATTAGCCAAATACGGATATGCAACTAGTTAATTAATGGTTGACAATCCGCTTTAACTAGTGTACAATTAAACTAACATTAATAAAAAAGGAGAACTAATAATGTCACAACCAACTCACGATGATATCGTACAAGCGTTTAATAACTATCTTACAGAGCATGCAACGTTCGAAGATAAAGGTGTAAAAGCAGCAGCAACTCGCGCTCGCACTGCACTTGGTAACTTAGGCAAACTTACTAAAGAGCGCCGCAAAGAAATTATCGAGAAAAAGAACGCAATGTAATGAGCGGACAACGGCGATGGCTTAGAACATGGGCTAGAACTGTTGGAATGCCCGTTGGCATTGACGATGATGACAAGCCAGAGTTCCTTCCTATTACACAAAGTGATGTGAAGAAAGCTCTGGCTTTTCGTACCTTTTGGATTATACTGCATGTTATTACATGTTGTATGATTATTACAGGAAACGGAAGAACACTAGAATGGTGGTAAGAACATGATATGGATGGACTATAACATAACCCAGGCAGGCAACAACTTTCGTATCGAAGGTGATTGGCCCGGTGAAGTCATGGGACAAATGGCAGACGGCAAACAAAAAGATAGCTGCCTGTACAAACCCGGTGATGTGTTTATTGTAAATGAAGGCGGCTGGCTAGTTAAGTCAGATGAACTATCAGCAATGATAATTAAATACGAAGAGACTAAGACTAGCAATGAAGTGTAGACCAGGTGATTTTGCTCGTATAATACATTCAGTGAACCCAAGTAACATTGGACGAGTAGTAAAAGTAGTTGAGTACATCGGTAAGTATGCACAAGGTGAACAGTTTGAAGCACACGGCATGACTTGTACATGTTTAGTACACGATCACTATTGGTGGATCGAAGGCGACGACATAGACATTCAGTTAGGTCCTAGTCCTAAAGCATACATTGCAGACAGCTGGTTAGAACCAATTAAACCAGACAAAGAAGAAAAAAGAGAACACGTAGAACAACAGTTAGACATGTTCATATAAAAGAAAAGTTAATTTATATGCAAAAAGAGGTTGACAAGAAACTAAAAGTAGTGTATAAATATACATGTAACGTTGAAACAAGCTAAACGACGAGCTGGACCCGGGGGCGGTACCCGGCAGCTCCACCAAGTGTACATTTACTGAGTGTATAGTTGATGGGGCTGAAATAGGATCGACAGGCGGATTAATAGGCGAGCGGAGTTACCCGGATCTAAGCACGGTTATCGCGAAGAAACTTTATAATTGCAAACACAGCAAATATAGCATTAGCAGCCTAGAAATAGGTATGTAGGGGTTGGTAACTTACCTGGCAACAGAAAAGTTACATTCACTAACTAACAAACTTCTGCACTTCTGCATAAGTAATAGGTGAGCAATAACACAAATCTAACCACAAGCTCAATGATAAAAAATAATAACTTTAAAGGACTAAACTAAAATGCGTACATTCGTACTAGCGACTGTGGCCATTATGGCTGCATCAACGGCACTAGCCGAAACAGTTATTTCAGGTTCAATCGACCTGGATGTAACAGAAAATCAAACTACAGACAAATATGTAGCAACCCCAAGTTTCAATCTTGACTTCAATCACAATTCAGGTGCAGCCTTTGGCGCAATTGAATTAGCTCGTGATACATCTGATGATCTAGTGATTGACGATTGGCACATCGGTACAACAGTTGCAGGTTCAACTGTGTCCTTTGGCGACCAAGGTGGCATTATGCCAACAGCAATTGCAGCAACAGCATTTGATTCATTAAATGATCCAAATGCAGCAATGACGGAATCAGTACAAGTATCTGCAAATGGATTGTCTCTAGCAGCAGGCTTCGCAGATATCTCAACAGACGTAAGTGATATTGCAAACTTGCAAGCATCATATACAATGTCTTTGCCAGTTGTAGACGTTACAGCAGCAGTTGACTGGAATAATGCTACTAACAAATACATCTGGGGCGGCCGAGCAGCAGCTTCAGTATCAACTGTAGCAGTTGGCACAACAATGACATATGCAGCTGACGTACTTGCTCTTGAAGCTGATGCTACCCTAATGGGATTCACAGCATACTTAAACGGTGACGAAAATGACTGGACTGAAAATGCTGGACTAGCATATACAACAGACATTAACGGAATGACACTTACAGCAGATGCAAACTATAACTTTGATGCATCAGAAGTAACACCAGGATTAGGACTTAGCATTAAGTTCTAAACTAACAGAACAGGCATAACGCCGTTCGAACTAAAAGGGCCCTTAGGGGCTCTTTTTTTATGGCTAAATAATATGGGCACATAATTTAGAGAGGGCACAAAAATGCAACACAATAACGAGTATGACGTAGTAGTAATTAAAGTAGTCGACGGCGACACAGTAGACGTAGATATCGATCTAGGTTTTGGTGTTTGCTTAAAAGACGAGCGTGTACGTATCATGGGCATTGATACGCCTGAGTCACGCACAAGTGATAGAGTAGAAGACTTGTTTGGCGAAGCAGCTAAAGCACGTTTGAAAGAGCTTATGAAACATGGTGGTAAACTTATTACTACTGAAGATAAGCATGGTGAAGATATGAAAGGCAAGTTCGGACGTATCTTAGGAGACTTCAAAGTAGACTACAATGGCGAAATGAAGAAAGTAACTGAAATTCTAACAGAAGAAGGACATTGTGTTCCTTACTTCGGCGGATCAAAAGAAGAGACTCAAGCAGCACACGAAGTGAACAGAGTTCGGTTGTTGAGTGAAGGTCTTGTAACCCAAGAAGACTACGACAAAGCTGTCGCTAAAATGGCCAAATAAAGGTTGACATAACCAAATAGTCCTGCTATACTGTATAAGAACTAACAGAAGCAGGACTATTTTATGACAATGTCAATGTGTGGCCCAGGCCTAACAACAACATCTTATAAGAAGCGCAAACAATCAAAGCGCACAAAGAATCAACAACTTCAGTTTGTGCAGCAACATCGCGAATACAATAAGAGTATGAAGCGTATACACGCCCACGACCAAATGATGTCGTTAGAAGACTACGACTTATATGTACGCGGTCTTTGGAAACCAAAAGTAAAAGCAACAAAATTTAAAGAATATAAGCCTACAGCTACATTTACACAAGAACGTAAACATTATCCAAGTGCAGGTAACGGTGTTGGAATTGCAGCTAAGAAAGAAGCAATGCAGTACACAGGCGAACGTAAGCTACTTGGTATTGCTACAATGCATAAAAGTAACATGGTTCCTATCTTTGAAGATAACAAACACGAAGCAATTGAAATCGCGAGGATGCGACGATGACAGACGAACGTATTAAAGAATTTGCAATAAAAGCAGGACTGCCTATGTGTAAATGCGGGTGTGACATGCCTATTAGGCAAGTAGCAGATTTTGCGAGACTCCTAATACAGGAAATCAAGGAAACTACACTATGAAGACGCAAGATGATATTGATGCATTTAACAAACGAAATAGAGTGGAAGACAACTTAGACTTTATTGAATCACATCCGCTAGTAACTAGAGTAGAAGTTATTGGTGAAGGCAGAGAGTTTGTAAAGTATGACATGAACGGTATCAGCATTAGCTTTCAAGACGACGGTAAAACATTAAAAGTATTTTTAGGAGAGCAGTAAAAGTCGCACGTATGCGCAGATAACTAATTCAAATCCCAACTTAAATAATAGACGAGGAACTTAAAATGAAACTATCTTTATCATCAGTTGTGTTAATTGTATCCATACTTGCAGGAGCATCATTTGCATCAACAGCAGCAGGAGCAGATACTGACAATCCTGATACAGCAGAACTTTTTGCAGAAACAAGCCGGCCAGAGTTATACTGTCTTGCTAAGAATATTTACTTTGAAGCACGAGGCGATAGTCTAGCAGGACGTTATGCAGTTGCAGATGTAGTGCTTAATCGTGTAACAGATCGACGCTATCCTGATACCATTTGCCAAGTAATATATCAAGGGTATAAGACCGCAAACGGAGCAATGAAACGAAACAAATGTCAGTTCAGCTGGTACTGCGATGGCAAAGCTGACACAACTCCTAATTCAGAAATGTGGCGACAATCACAAGCAATCGCTTATCAGATTGTAGTCCTAACTACTATGCGAGGCATTACTGAAGGCAGCACACACTACCATGCAACTTATGTAAATCCTAGTTGGAACAAGGACATGCATGACATTGGACGTATCGGCGCCCACCTATTTTTTAGAGCACCATAAAATTTATCCAAAAAAGGTTGACAAACTAGTATAAGAGTATATACTAGTATTGTTAACAGAAGTTAAACATTAATTAAGGCACACAGAAAGAGGCATTACTATGAAGAACCTGTTTAAGACGACAGCTATCCTTGCAACTACATTAGCACTTGGTGCATGTTCAGGGATGACTACTATCACAGAACGCGACGAATATGCACAGCCGAAATGGTATTCAAATTGTGTAGAATCAGGCGCATCTGGATACTTTTGGTGGAAGCAAGAATATGCATTTGCATGTGGCGCAGGAGAAAGTATTTTCCAACAAGCCGCAGAAGAGCAAATGTACGCAATTGCAATGAACAACTTTGCAAAGCGAATGAACTCACAAGTAAACAGCGAAACTACAATGGAGTTCAAAGATAACAACGGCACTGAGTCACGTCAAACATTGACACGTATACAGTATGTTGTAAAGAATACATCAATCCGCGAGCACATTGCAAAAGAAACAGGTACGTTTAAGTACCAAGGTAAAATGTTTACTTTTGTAAAACTTAGAATGGACAAAGAAACTTTTGATCAACTAGTTCAAGAAGCTAAAACAATTGGAAATGTCGCTAACGGCTTTCTAGACGAAGCAGCTTTAACACGTTCTTCACAAGCAGCTTTGTCTAATGACTAAGATAATTGTATTACTAGGAGTCATGCTGGCAATGTCAGCATGCTCATCTAGTCCAAAGATGATGACAAACAACGGCTATCATAGCAATTCGCAGTATTGTTATCAAACAACTAAGATTCGTACACAAGGTGATACAGTAAACAGCGAAGGCTTAACTGAATGTACTGACAAGCCTAGAGTAGAACACGTTGTTAAGGATATAGGTGTTGCTAGTAGTTGTAGGATCAGTCGTCCGTTAGACTCTAACAGAAACGATCCTAAAGCTGGTGAAACATTATTGTGTAAATTTACAGACCATCGTGGTCGAGCAACATGGAGACCAGTCAATGCGGCTTTTGCTTATCCTACTTTCGATTAGTTTACTAACAGCATGTGGTGCTAGCAATCCTACTACTAACTTTAGTGTTGCTACACAGTTCCAAGCTAATAGAAGCGCATACGATCTGGGCTTTAATGCCATTAAAAAGAACTATTATACAGTTCCAACAATAGCACAAGCTGAGTACAATAGGTGTGTTGATTTTGCATTAAGAGAAATGCAAGTCGGCGAACAATGTACTTGGGAGGTGCCAGGTAACAGTATTGGTGTTGTAAAACTTGTACAAATTGATGCAACAGGGTGTCACTATATGTTTAATACAATGATGTATAGAGGCAAACAAAAACACTTCCAGGAAACTGCCTGCTATAATAGCAGTGCTAAACGTTGGAAGTTTAATTGAGTAATAGTAAAGGTTAATTATGTATCCAGAACCCAATAAATACACTACAATGTTTTTAGCTTTTCTTACAATGCTGACAGCACTAACAATTAGTGCGGTCGCAATATATTATTCGGTAGCGGGCCTAGTGGCTATATTTGCTGCCGCAGCCATTCCCATAATGATTATGGGCACAACACTTGAAGTAGCTAAACTAGTTACAGCAGTATGGTTGCATAGGTATTGGTCTCAAGCAGCATGGTGGCTTAAATATTACCTAGCACTAGCTGTACTTGTTCTTATGTTTATCACAAGCATGGGCATCTTTGGCTACCTAAGTAAAGCACACATTGAACAGACAAGTGCTGGCGAAGAAAGTGTTGCACAAGTAGAGCGACTAATAACTGAGATTGGTAGACAAGAAGAAATTATTGTTCGTGCAGAAACTAAGATTAATGCACTACAAACTAGTGGCACAGGTAGTGATGCTAACATACAATCACAAATAGACAAAGAGCAAGAACGTATTGACCTAGCGTTTAAACGTATTGAACCTGCTATTGCACAACAGAACGTAACTATTGAAAGCGCAAGAACAAACGACTCTACTCGCACAAAGCCATACGAAGATCAGCTTACAAGTATTACAGCAGAGATCCTACGTTTAGAAACAAGTGCTAAAGAGTATGAGTCTTCAATTAGCACACTATCAAGTGACTCGAGTGGTGTAGAGCCGTTACTAGCACAGATATCGGGATTAGAAGAAGAGATTATTCGTGTCACAAACCAATTACAATCAAAAGAAGATGGACAAGTACGTGCAGGACAAGCCATTATCGGTGTTACTAGCGATGGACTGTTTGGTGGTAACACTAGAACTGCTCTTGCTAAGTGGGTACAAGGTCAACGAGACCGTATAACGCAAATACAAGGCGAAGTAGCACAAGTACGCAAAGACGCAACATCTACAGTAGACAAAGAACGTACACGTCTAGCAGGTGTTGTTAAAGACATTCGCACAGTACAAATACCTGCACTCAAAGCTCGTGAACTAACTATGTTAGATAAGATTAACGAAGTGCGCCAAACTGAATCGCCTGTGATTTCTACAGCAAGAGATGAGATACAACGACTACGTGAAAGTGCAGAAGCACAAGTAGCTAACAGTCAAACGCTTATTGAACGACTACGTGGCCAGCTTGCACAAACAGATAAAACAGTTGAAATTGATGCGGCGGTCGATGAACAAGGCGACCGTATTAAAACAGCTAATGCAGAAATAGAAATACTTACAGAACAGAAGTACGAACTAGAAGGCGAGTATCGTCAACTAGAAGCAGAAGTAGGTCCAATCAAATACATTGCTGAATTTGTGTATGGCGAAGACGCAGACAAGAACATGCTTGAAAAAGCAGTTACATGGGTAATTATAATTATTATCTTTGTGTTTGACCCACTTGCAGTACTGTTACTAATTGCTAGTCAGTATACGTTTGACTTTGCTCGAAGGAACAAAGGTATAAGCAATGACCGTGCAAGGATGCAAAAGATAGTTGACAACCCGGGCCCAAAAGACCCAGACGAAAAAATCGAAGTTCCTAAATACGAAGACATTGATCAAGAAACAATAGACAAAGAGTTTAGTGGTGAAGCACAATTAGATGCATATATCAAAGAAATGGAACAAGAGCAACGTAATGAAGATAAGATAGCACAATCCTACATGTATGCAAAACCAGAAGAAGAAGTTCCAGTTCAAAAAAAAAGTATAGAATTTTCGGAAGGGTCAAGTAACACGGATATTCCAGACACTGCTAACAGAATGTTTTATCAAGAAGAACTAGATGAATCACCAGCATCGTATAATAAGTTTACTGAAGAACAGCTAGACGAACTTGATAACCTTCCTGACTGGGCCGATGCTAAACAGCGTTGGAAAGATGAAAATCCAAATGAAACTCTAAAAGAAGCTAAGAAAAAATACTTACACGGCATTATAGACGAACTACCTTGGCAAAAGTATGTAATTAGTCCAGGACTAACAGAAGATGTTATACAAACTGGATATATACAGAACCAAGAGCAAAAAGAAAACTCTCTTTGGAAAACAATAGGTGATAAGTGAACAACAAAATAAACTTAATAACACCCCCAGACAGGCTGTATAATAACAACTACAGCTTTTTACTAATCTACCCAAGCACTATAGTAAAAGAACAATTTAACAATATAATATCAGATGATGATCGCGCCTTAAATGTCCACTTGTATGAAGTGGAACACGACGAGCATGATCCTGATTGGTTGTTAGGTCTAGCCAAACAGGCAGATATTGTTATCATTGATATTGATAACTGCCCTAGTAATATTGCATCGCTAGCTTCATATTTTATTGCCAATACAAACACTTATTGGTTGACAAATGGGGAACAAATGTGGTATAATAAGATAAGTCCAAACAGAATATATAACTTAGACAGTATCGTAGGAGGTACCATTGAAAAAGAATAATTTTAAGCCAAACGGCAACCCAATGAATGACGGATGCCGTGTTGAAGTACGCAATGATGACATTAATGGTGCATTACGGCGTTTCAAAAAGAAAGTACAGGAAGCTGGCATTATCCAAGAAGTCCGTGACCGTCAAGAATTTGTTAAGCCAAGCATGAAACGTGCAAAAGCAAAAAAGGCCGGTATAGCACGTTGGAAGAAAAAACTTTCTAAAGAAGACATTCATGCACGTCGACTTTATTAAAAGGAACACTAATGCGAATTGATCAAGATATCAAACTAGACTACAAAGATGTACTAATACGTCCTAAACGTAGCACACTAAGCAGCCGTAAACAAGTGCAATTAGAGCGTGGATTTACATTTCGTAACTACCAACCAGACTTTCCGGATAATATTAAGCACAAACATTATCGTGGTGTGCCTATTATGGCAAGTAACATGGACGGTGTTGGCACATTTGAAATGGCTGATAAACTTGCCGAAGGTGGTATCTTTACTTGTCTTGTTAAAACGTACACAGTAGAACAACTTGTAGAATACTTTAACAGCAACATACCAGAGCGTACAAACAATGTTGCTATGAGTATTGGCACAAGCGATGACGACTTTCATAAGTTGGTTGATGTGCAAGCAGAAGTATGCGATCAATTAAAATATGTGTGTATGGACATTGCAAATGGCTACAGTGATCACTTTGCACAACACGTTCGTAAAGTGCGTGAAGCATTTCCACATTTAGTAATCATCGCAGGTAATGTAGTTACTGGCGAAATGACAGAGGAGTTGATACTTGCAGGAGCAGACATTGTTAAAGTTGGAATCGGACCAGGAAGTGTGTGTACAACAAGAATCCAAACAGGAGTCGGGTATCCGCAGCTTAGTGCAGTCATTGAGTGTGCAGATGCGGCGCATGGACTTGGCGGACATATTATCGCTGATGGCGGCTGCACTTGTCCTGGTGATGTGGCTAAGGCTTTTGCTGGCGGCGCCGACTTTGTAATGCTTGGCGGTATGCTTGCCGGACACGATGAAGGCGGCGGTGACGTAATTACAAAACGCTATTGGTCAAATGAAATTCTTGACGATACTGGCTTGCAGAATGTAGACAAGAAACAGTTTGTACAGTTCTACGGTATGAGTAGTGATGCAGCAAACACAAAACATTTTGGTGGACTTAAAGACTATCGTTCATCAGAAGGCCGCGAAGTACTTGTTCCTTACAGAGGAGAAGTAGCGGCTACAGTGCAGGACTTGCTAGGCGGATTGCGTAGCACTTGTACATACGCAGGCGCTTTGAAGCTAAAGCAACTTAGCAAATGCACAACGTTTGTTCGTTGTACACAACAATTTAATTCCGTGTACGCAGGCAAATGATAAATAATTATGTGATGCCGTAAGGGTCACATAATTAATCTTGCTTTTAAAAAGGAGAAAAAAATGACAAGACTACAAACACAACTAAACCTACCACAATTTCACAGAGCTACTATTGGCTTTGATAGACTGTTTAATGAACTCGAAAGAGGCTTTGAGAAGAGTCCAAATGCAAGTGGTTATCCTCCATACAACATCGCACAAATTAACGACTACGAATATATGATTAGTATCGCAGTTGCTGGCTTTAGTATGGAAGACCTTGAGATTACTAAAGATGGTGATCAACTACAGGTTGTAGGAACTGCCCCCAAGGGAGACGAAGAAGTAAACTACCTACACAAAGGAATCGGCGGACGCAACTTCCGTAGAGAGTTTACACTTGCTGACCACGTTGAAGTAGAAGGTGCTACACTTGAATTAGGTATGCTTAATGTACACCTAAAGCGTGAAGTACCAGATGCATTAAAGCCTAAGACAATTAAGATTGTTACATCAGGCGCAACACAAAAAGCAACTGACGGTTTATTAGACAAGTAAGCAGTCTAGGGGGAGTGAAATATCTCCCCCAACATTAATACAGGAGAATGAACATGAGTACAGACACCGAAGTCATTATTGATGAGAAAATTAAACAAGAAACACTCATGCCTAAAAAGTTTAATGTAATTTTACTTGATGACAATAGCACACCTATGGACTGGGTAGTAAATGTATTAGTTAGTATCTTTAAGCATACTGAGACTACATCGCAGCAAATAATGCTAAAAGTACATAATGAGGGTAGTGCAGTCTGCGGGACTTACAATTACGAAATCGCCGAACAAAAAAGTGTAGAAGCAGTAAAACTTTCATCGGATCACGGATTTCCATTACAACTTAGACTGGAGCAAGAATGAGCAACTTAAAAGAATTAACACAAGACCACCATAGCAATGCAGAGCGCCAAAGCTTTGTAAAAGTGCTAATGAGTGGCAAAATTAATCCAAAGTTATACGCAACGTATCTATGGAATCAACATAAGAAATATGACTTGTTAGAAGCAATGGCTACTCTAAACGGACTATTTGATGACTTGCCTGATATTAGACGTAAGATGAAAATTGAAGCTGACTTCTTAGAACTTTGGTCAGAAGATGAAGTTCCTGTATTAGTACCTAGTACTGAAGAATATATTCAGCACATGCGTACTATTATGCACGATTCTGAAAAACTAATGGCACACGTTTATACTTTACATAGCGGTGACCTAAGTGGCGGACAAATGATTGCACGTAAAGCACCGGGCTCAGGTACTATGTATCAGTTCGAAGGCGACACTGATGCGTTGAAGGCTGCTATTAAAGCAAAAACAACAGACGCTATGGCAGACGAAACAAAATATGTGTTTGAGTCAGCTGCAAACTTATTTAAAGAACTTATGGAGTTAGACATTGAGCATTATATGGAACAAACTGATTGAATGTCAACATGAGATTATTAAAATCTTTGACGACAGTGCTACTGAGTACGACGAAGCAGGTCTAGCGCACTTTAATAGCGACACATGGGTAAATCGTGTGTGGCGCAATGATCATGTACGTAGAGCGCACATAGATGTTGTAGATGCACGTGAGAGCAAAGGTCTATGGATGATGCACGTATGCGTATTTCCTGTAACAAATAACGATGGACCAATATACGGCTTTGATGTTATTGCAGGCAAGAACAAAATGACAGGTGCGTTCCACGACTTTAGTCCTAGTAGTGATCACGATAATCCTATGATTGACGGATACAAAGAAAGTGTTGCAGACTTTATTCCTAAGAAGCAACGACAGTTACCTGAGTGGGCAACTAACATCTTTACAGATAAGATGCTTGCCGCTGGTAACGTAAGCACAGAAGAAGAAGCAACTGCTATTATAGAATTAGCATTAGGCAATCTACGTGCATACTTTGATGAGATAGGCGAGTTTACTGGCTGCGGTAATAGCGAAATGGTAATTGGCGCACAGAACTATTACTGCCATAACCAACAACAGAACCCACACACTCCTCGCACAATGAAGAGTCTAGGACTTGATGAAGCAGATGTCGATAAGTTCTGTACCGATATGTTGTTTCCTAAGATAAATAGTTAAAAGAAACAAGGATCTCTTATGCGGTATAATGAAATTAAGTTGGTAGAAACTAGAATAAATGAAGCCTCAGGCATCTTTAATAGACAACCAGGACAAATGTTTAAGCATGGTGACACTGGTCACGAATTAGAATTTATTGATGTTACAGCATATCCAATTGACCCTATTGAACACGAAGGCCGAACTTGGAGCGGTCAATATCCAACACCTGAACTAAGAGATGAAGCTGTTGCAATAATCAACAAAGATAGTAATAAAACAATTCAATGGACAAACAATCCAACAGCAGGAACTTTAGCATTTGGTCTTTCTTATCTATTAGATCAAGAAGATGACTTTTATAAGAAAGCACCTGAAGCGAACAAACCAAAATTTACACATATATTTGGACGTTACTTTCAACAAGTAAGACAAGCAGGACTTCCTGCTAATTGGAACAGTAAGTATATGATGGGCTATCGAGTACAAACTGGTGCCGCAACTAAACTACAACAAGGTTTAATGCCACAAGATATTTTAGGCTTAGAAGAAAAAAGATACAAAGGTATTGATGGCCTGATGGCAGATATTAGAATTAACTTGAAAGACAAACCTGAAATACTTGCAGGATTTGAATCAGTTGCTAAAGGAATACTACCAGCACCATTTGAAGGGCAAAGAGAAGTTGCTACTGCTATTAGAGATTATGCAGGTGAGATACTACAACCAATTGCCATTATGGCTGGAGCAGATGTAGGTGAAGGCATACGTGCAGCTAAACAAGATCTTATTCCAAACGTAGATTGGGCAGACCTAGACTTGTATTGGCCATCAGGTAAAAATCATGCATTAGTTGATTCGGCATTTGTTAGAGCAGACGGACTTGAAATTGGTATTAGTTCAAAAGGTAAAAACGGTGCTGATGCTAGTATGAAAAATATTATGGACGCTATTAACAAAGCACGTAAACAAACTCCGGAACTACTTGAAACTCACAAAACAGTAGTATCAGTATGTGAACTAATTGCAAAAGAAACAGGTGAAGACGGTCCTCCAAAGTTATGTGCAGCACTAAAATTAATATCTGAAAAAACTGTAAAACAAATATTACAATTACCTTGGAGTACAGGTGTTAAGAATCAAGCAAAACTTGGATTAGAAGATTTAGAAAAACTTAACAATCCTGAATTACTAACAGTACGTGAAGCGTATGGTGCAAAGTTTGATCATCCTAATTATAATTTATTTTACCACATGGTAACAAACTGTGCTAAGATGGCAGCAGCTAAACTAAATGCAGATCCTAAGTTTGGTGAAGGTATGATGGCTTTCATGCAGCAGTCAAGTATTGTACAAGTATATACTAATGTTACTAATAGCGGTAATACTGTTAGTGTAGGTAATTTTAAAAGTGTTTACCCTCCACAGTTTGATGGAATAATATTAGTCAACGGTGGTAAAAACTATGCTAGTACAAAAATCTTTGGTAAACTAGCATTTTCAATGCCAAAAGGCTAACACTCCTACTTATTATATCTAAACCCCTACTTTTGCTAGGTTGTATTCTCACCTCTGTAATGCTATATTATATGTATAGTAACAAACAACAAAGGTGATAGATATGACTAACGAACTTATAATCATAGCGGTTGCAATTCCTGTAGTATTTGCTATTATAATAATGTGTATAGATGTAGGAGACAGGTAATGGAACTTTTAATCAAAGTAGGCTTTTGTTTTTTCCTCGGAGTAGGCATCGGAGCAATACTAATGCAAGTTAGTGCATTGTTTTGGATGTTCTGGGATATGTTTAGGAGTAAACGCAATGACTGAAGAGTTCTTTCGCCCTACTTGTATCAATACTGGATGTTCAAAGCCTGTAGCAAGTTCAGGACCTAGGTGGAGGCCAGTATGTGGCCACTGCCACAAAGCAGGATACGGCGCAGGCAAGTTTGCACTAGGTGTAACGCCGTTTAGAACAGGCTTTTGTTCAAACTCAATAGGGCATCTAGGGTTTGTGTGTCCTATAAATTATACCAACGCTACATGGTGCATCGGTCACACACAGATCGATCACATAGATGGTAACCATTTAAACAACATACTAGAAAACGTACAAGAGCTGTGCGATATCTGTCACAAGGAGAAGGGCAAGCGTAGCGGAGACTTTAAACAGCGTAGATATAGTTACAATAAAAAGGGCGTTACTTCAAGTTATACTTTTTCATCTTAGCAAGCAACGTAGTGCGGCCTATGTCTAACAATACAGCCGCTTTTGTTTGATTGCCAACTGCTAATTTAAGTGCATTGATAATACGCTCACGTTCTAGTTCTTCCAGTTCAGCAGATAGACTATATTGTATATCTTCAGGCAGCACTTCTCCATGTGATCCCCACATGTCTTCAAACATGTCAAAGAAATATGCTTGCTCGTTTATACGCTGCTGTTGTTCATTGCTTGATTCTGGTTTTATTTTTAACATTTTTAATCATTCCCTCAATTTCACATAAATATATGTATGCGATATCTAATTACTTATCTACTTCTATTTATAACTGTAAGCACAGCTAGTGCTAGTGACCTGGTACACTCATTTACCAGTCCTGCTTTTAGTGGCATCGGTTATAGTAGTCACATCTTAACTATTGAGCAGTTGGAAGAGAATCGTAGACAAAAGATTAAAGACGATAAAAAATCAGCAGCAGACAAGGCAGAGCGCGACTTAAAGTCGACTAATGCCTACAAATTTAAGAACAACTTAGAGTCACGTATCTACGCAACACTGTCAAAACAGATTGCGGATAACATGTTCGGCGAAGGCGCTACTATTGTAGACGACACTTGGTACGAAAGTGAAACGCCATTTGGCGACAATGTTAAATGGAAACGTGGTACTGATGCTAGAATTTATGTTATCATTACAGACAGTAATGGTGATGTAGTAGCAGAGTTTGACGTGCCTGTTGGAGAGTTTGCATTCTAATGAAAATTATAGCAGTAGTTATAGCGTTAACTTTTTTAAGCGGCTGCGCGAGCATGGTAGACATTCCAGATCCTCAACCACCTGTGTTAGTTAGAAACACTAACACAGAGTTTCATACTATTAGTGCGCCTTCTACAGGTAAGCTAGTAGCAGCAGTGTATGGATTTAAAGATTTAACAGGACAGCGTAAACCTAGTGACAAGATGGCTAACATTAGTACAGCAGTTACACAAGGTTCAGAAGTTTGGTTAATTAAAGCATTACAAGAAGTCGGCAAAGGTTCTTGGTTTCAGGTAGTAGAACGTGTAGGCTTAGACAATCTAACAAAAGAGCGTCAAATTATACGACAAGCAAGACAAAGTGTAGGAGACGAGCGTGAGTTAAAACCTATGTTGTTTGCAGGCGTAATAATAGAAGGTGGCATAATTGGTTATGATAGTAATGTACTAACAGGCGGTGCTGGAGTTAGGTATCTGGGAGTAGGACCTAGCACACAGTATAGGCAAGATGTTGTTACAATAACTATGCGTATGACAAGCACACAAACAGGCGAAGTTTTGCTAAGTACATCGGTGACTAAAACTATTATTAGTTCAGGCTCAAGCATGACAGTGTTTAAGTTCTTTGACATGGGCACAAATTCTTTTGAGGCAGAAGCAGGCAATACAATTAACGAACCTGTAAACTATGCAGTAAGGGTAGCAATAGAACAGGCAGTGGTAGAATTAATAAAAGCAGGCGAAAAGCGCGAGCTTTGGAAATTTAAAGAATAGAATTAAGTTGGTGTAAAATTATTTACACCAAATTGAGTAAATACAGTTGTAATACATCGAGGGCAAGATAAAGATGTATTGAATGAGGGAGAAGTAAATGACAAATAAATTTTTAGTCATAGTAACACTAGGGGCAATTCTTTTAGGAAGTGCAGCACAGGCAAGCGATGTCTATATCACACAAGCAGGTTCCACCTCCACCATCGATATCACGCAGACTGGCACAGGAAACACAGTAGGTAATTCAACTACTGCAAGTACCATTACAGGTGACAACACAGATGTAGATATTACACAAACAGGTGCAGGTAACACAGCAGATGTTACTACAACTGTAGGTACAAGCGGAACCGTTTTAAATTATAGTGCAACTGGTGGATCTAACATATTAGATGTACAAATTGACGGAGCAAGCGATACTACACTAACAACAGCAATTACAGGTGACAGTAACGAAGTGACACTATGTGGAACTATTGCAACCAATGCAGGAGCAGCAGTTAGTGCAACATGTACTAACGGTGTACAAGTTAACACAACTACAACTAACGTTGCTATTACAGGTGACAGTAATAAAGTAGCAGTAGGTGCTGATGCAGCAACAGCAGTAAATAACATTACAATTGGTGGAAACATACAAAGTGATAGTAATATTGTTAACTTATCACAAACAGGATCAGACACTCCAGCAGTTACATTAAACGTTGATGGGTCGACTAATGCTGTTAACATCATTCAAAACTAAGCTACTTAACTATATACTATTAATCCTTTTTATTGTGCCAATCGCCGCAGCAGCAAAGATTGGCGAAGTTACTCAACAAATTGGTCAAGACGCAAGTATTTTAAGAGACAAGGATACAATTGTTGTAGGTGAAGGCACTGGTGTTAACATGGATGATACCATTACAACATCTAAGGCTAAACTAAAACTTACATTTGATGATGATACTAAAGTAAACATCACACAACAAAGTAAACTAGTTATTGACGACTTTGTATATGACCCAGCTACCGGAGTTGGTAAACTGGCTATGAACGTAGCTATGGGAACAGTACGATTTGCGTCAGGCGGCATAGCTAAAAATAATAGAGCAAACGTAGTACTAAAAACACCTACTGCAACTATCGGTGTTCGCGGTACAGACTTTACTATGACAGTAGACGAGATTGGAAGAAGTCTTGTTATTCTATTACCAAGTTGTCCTGATAAAAGCGACCCATCGAAGTGCTGGACTGGCGAAATTGATGTTATGACAGAAGTTGGAATGGTAACGTTAACTGAAGCATTTCAAGCAACGGTTGTTTCTAGTGCTAGCAATTTGCCTACTAAGCCTAGAATTATTAAAATTTCAGAAGCTAACATCAATAACATGCTTATCATTAGTCCGCCAAAAGAACTGCCCGGCGGTATGGCGTATATAGATCAAGCTAAAGAAGCTAGCTACTTAGAAGATGATGCATTTTTGTTTGAAGACTTGATTACAGAATACATGGAAGACGAGTTAGCATATGGCGAGCTCGACATTGACTTTTTAGATTTTGAGTTCCTTGATAATATTCTAGACCTAACTAATATGTTAGCCGACGATGAACTAGCTATAGATCCTGTGTTGCCAAATATACATCAGTTTAAAAGCTACATACAGTACAGCTACAATGAAGAAGGTATATTCTTATTTGCTGAACGTCCGCCGCATGTCGTACAAGTTAGAATGGAACGATATGTATACGGTTATGTAAATATAGATCAAGATGGCATTATAGCGCCACTTATGATTAACGATGGAGGCTCAGATGTTGTCATCAATATTACGCAATTTGAGTAGTGCGTTATTAGTACTATGTTTTGCCACAAGTGTAATGGCTGCTACCAATACTCCTGTAATGAATGTAAGCGGTGCGGGTAGCGATTACATCTTTGTGTATGAAGGTAATGATACAACAACATACGCTGACCTATCAGCTTTAGGAAATTCAATTATTGGATGGTCAGCTACTTGCACATCAGGAAGCTGTACAGTAGGAGATGTGTTATATGTCAGTGGTGTTGGCGGTAATGGCAATGACTACCTATTTTTATATACAGAGGATGCAAGTGGCAATACTGATTATCCAGTATCAGGAGCTTGGTATTCATTTACTGCCCCAGCAGCACCCACTCCTGTGTACGGGAGCACCGCACTAACAACAGCGCAGCAATCTAGAGTAGATGCTGCATTAGCTGCATACAACTCAGGAGCTGGTGATACAGTTGAAGCAAACATATTTGGTGATGAAAATCTAGTAAACATTATACAAGCAGGTGGCGTAAGTTATTTAAATTTAGCAATTGCCGGCAATCTTAATACATTTGATTCTGAACAGGATCTAGCTACGGGTTCGCACGGATATATCGAAGCTACTATAATTGGCAACAGCAATGATGTTGATATATTACAAAAAGGCAACAACACCGACGGCACTGGCGATAAAGCGGCTATAGTTACTATAACAGGAAATAGTAATACTGTTGATATACGTCAACACGGTCTTGGTGATAAATTTTTAGACTTAGAAATTACTGGCAATGATCATTCTGCTAGTATATTCCAAAATGGTGCTGGCAATCATTCTGCTAGAGTAGCACTTGATGGATCGCAACCTTGGAACTTTGACCTAACACAAAACGGCGCTACTAGCCAAACTTACACACTACCACACACTATGAGTGACGGAGCAGCAGTAAGCGGAACTTGCAGTGCTATCGGTGGTTGCAATTTAACCATACTACAACAATAAATAACGGTCAATCCGCAGAACACAATAGTTTACGACAGGTAAATACTATATGACCAAGTATATCACACACTGGACTGTAGCGTTTATTACAGCCCTTATTATGTTTATGTTACACTATAACGATAGCTCTGTAACAGAAACTGCTAGGCTCAAGCAATTTGATATGCTTCAACAAACCGACGAGCCCGTGTTATCCCAAGATGTTGGCATAGTTACTATCGACGAAGCCGCCATTGAAAAGTACGGACAGTGGCCTTGGAAGCGTGACGTTATCGCAGATATAATCTGGAAACTCCGCGAAGCAGGTGTAGGGGTTATTGTACTTCCTATTCTAATGTCTGAAGACGATAGACTAGGTGGTGACATAGCATTAGCTCAATCACTTGTAGGGAATGGCGTAGTAATTGCCCAAACAGGAACTACGTCAAGTTCAAATCGCAATGCAGTTCCGAGAGGAGTTGCAAAGATTGGTGATCCTTTACCATTTTTGTTTGAATGGCCAGGGATGTTAGGACCAATACCGTTGCTAGGAGAGAATGCAGATGGAGTAGGCGTGTTGAACACGTTCACAGAAATCGATGGGGTAGTACGAAGAGTACCTCTCCTTATGCGTATCGGTGAGGATACGTATCCGGCTTTAGCAGTGGAAGTAATACGTACAGCAACAGGGAACCCAAGTTACCAAATTAAAGCTAACGAAGGCGGAGTTGAAGCAGTACGTGTTAAAGGCTTTCCTATTATTAAAACAGATCCTAATGCACAAATATGGCTAAGATGGAACAAACAGTTTCCTGAAATTAGTATTGTGGATGAAGATCAGTTTGCAAACTTTGCAGGCAGAACAGTAATGATAGGCATGACCGCAGAAGGCATAGGCGCTTTAATCGCTAGTCCGACCGGACCACGACATAATTATATACCAGCAGCAGTATCCCTTCAAACAGTAATAGACGGTGATCAAATTCAACGTCCGTTCTGGGCATCTTTAGTGGAGTTAGTGACAACAGCAGTCTTGGGCATAGCCCTTGTGCTACTTGCACGTTTTGCTCCTTACTGGTTAGTTGGTATAAAAATAATTGTGTTTGTGGGAGGACTCGTTTATGCTGCCTTTTATGCATGGACAAATTACTTGTACTTACTAGACGTTACTATGCCAATAGTAACAGTAGTGCTAGTTGGCCTACATGCAATCTTTAATCGCTTTGTAAGTGAATACTTTCAAAAGCAGGCAATTAAGAAACAGTTCGGCGGATACGCTAGTCCTACTGTAGTTAAATTATTACAAGAAAACCCAGCACTTATCAAAGACGGTCAGAAGAAAGAAGTTTCAATTGTATTCTCAGACTTGCGTGGCTTTACTCCATTAGGCGAAAGCTTCGGCGATGACGTTAAAGGCTTAACTAAAATCATGAATGGGTATATGGACAGCATTACGCAACCTGTACTTGACAGTGACGGAATGATTATTAAATACATTGGGGATGCAAGTATGCACATACACAACGCACCCATAGACGATGTAAATCACGCTAAGACCGCAGTACAGTGCGGCTTAGACATGCTTAAAGCAGTGGAGAAGTTCAATGAAGAAGTTATTACACCAGAAGGAAGACCACCAGTTGGAATGGGCGCAGGAATCAATACCGGCCTTGGCTATATTGGAGAAATGGGTAGCACCGCAAGACATTCGTACGATGTACTCGGGGACGCCGTTAGCACAGCCGCAAGAATTGAAAGCAAGTGTAAAGAATACGGATGTGTCCTCTTAGTAGGAGGTGCAACAGTTGAACAATGTAAAGATGACTTTATGTTCCTTAAAGTAGATGACTTGGCTGTTAAAGGTAAAACAGTTG